TTTGGCTCCATATTTTCAAATAGATATAAAAAAAGAAATATTAAAGATAAATAATTTCGACATCGACGTACTAAAAGAAAAAATAATAGACAATACTATAAATTTATATAGCAAGAATGTTTTAACTTTAAACGAAACCAGGAGCATAATTGGATATGATAAGATTGACGGAGGCGATAGCGTGCTGGCTCCATCAAATCTAGTGCCAATTGCTGAATTGAAAAGAATTGCGGATGCAGAATCCTTTAAGAACAAATTATTACACGAAGATATCTACGAAAAATGATAGCATACAAAAAAAAAGATCTTAGAACTATAGCAGAAATCGACGTGAAAAAAAAAGATAAACACGCTTCTTTTTTTTCTGATGAGATGCTAGTTTTTTTAATTTTTTTGAATAATCAATTTTTTTTAAAATTTAAGAACGAGAATACACTAATAAATACTTTGAACTATCAAAAAAAATTAGAAATCATTTTTAAAAAAAATTATAACAATATTTCAGACGATTTCAAAAAAAATATTAGAGAAAATTTTATTTATTCTGTTGACAAAGAGACTAGTAATGTTATAAATAGTAGTGTGAAAGATTTTATAAAAAAAGAAGCACCATTGCGTTCTTTTTTAGTTCTGGATAATTATAATAAAAAAATAAAAAGCAAAATAGATCAAATTATCGACGAGAATGTAAAACAAAAAAAAGAATATTCACAAATAGAAATAGCAGAAGAAACAAAAAAAGAACTAAATAATCAAGCAGATGGACGAAGTAAAACAATTGGCTTGACTGAAACAGCGATGATTGCGGAATCAGCGAAAAATATTGAAAAATTGTCTTTAAATTCAAATTTTGATATTAGAAAAAAAGGTTTTTTTGTTGATTATTGGCAAACGATGGGAGATGCAAACGTACGACCTAGCCACTCTGCCGCAAATGGTCAAAAAAAGTTTCCAGATAGTAAATTTTTAGTAGGCGGAGAGCTTTTATCATATCCAAGTGACGCTAATGGTAGTGCTGGAAACATTGTTAATTGTCGATGCTCACTAGTATCATTATTTGAAATAATATAGAAAAAAGAGGTATATAATGCCATTCAGGACGGAACACGCATCAAGAATAAAAGAACCAAATTTGTTTAAAGAAGATGAATATAGAAGAGTGAACGGTGGTAAGGCAGTCCTTCCAGGCGCAGGATTGATAGATGTACCAGCAAGCATTGTTGTTCTGTGGGGACAATTGAAGAATCAAACAGGTGATGAACGTGCAGTGCAGGCATTAAGATTCCCTATTACCAAATGGACATCCGACGAAGCTAGAAAATGGCTAAAAGAAAACAAAATAAAATATATTGTTTTCGAATCTGCAAAACCAGAAGAAAAAAACGAAATTAGACAAAAATTTTATCAAAAATTCGATTTAAAAATTCAGAATTCTAAAGAAGAAAATGATTTTTTTTATTTTGAGGGTTATGCTTCTGTTTTTGACCATATTAATCACAACAAATCATTGATAAAAAAAGGTTCTTTTGAAAATTCACTTTTAACAATCAAACCAATTCTATTATGGCAACATCAGAACAACCAACCAATCGGAGTATTTGACGAGATATACGAGGACGAAAAAGGGTTGTATTTAAAGGCACGAATGCCAAAAGATGATACGTTTGTATCAGGAAGAGTCATACCGCAGATAAAGATAGGTAGCATAAATTCAATGTCAATTTCTGGATATATGACAAAATATGAAAAAAAGATAATAAACGATGAAACAATAAGTATTGTAAATGAACTAGAATTGTTAGAGGTATCTTTGGTTTCTTTTCCTGCAGATGTGCACGCAAACATAACAAAAATCTCAGCAAGTATTGACGACATAGACAATATTAGTAATATAGCAGATTTTAATAAATTTTTAAGAAGTGTTGGTTTTTCCAGAAATCAGACTGAAAAATTGATATATAAATTTAAAAATATAAAAAATTTTGATCCAGATTTTGAAGAAAATTTAAGTCAAAATTTTGAAGAAAAAAACATTTTACAAAGCAATTTTGAAGAATGTTTGAAAAATTTAAAAAATACAAGAATCATTTTATAAAAAACAGGAGTAAAAAAATGTCAGAAATTAATTTAGAACAAACGACAATCGAGATGAACGAGAACATCATAAGATTGCGAGAAGAATTGAAAAAAGAAAGTGGAAAAAATTTAACTTTAATCGAAAATTTAAGAATACAATTAGCAGAAGGCGAAAAATCAAACCAAGAGTTGACGCTGAAACTACAAAAAAAAGATGAAATAGAAAAGCTGAACCAAGAAAGAATGGACAACCTAGAACGAGAATTGAAACAATTACCAAGAAATGCAAAAGTAGAAAATAGCAAGGAGAATATAGAAAAAGAGGTTGAATTTTTACGATGCAGTATATCTGGTCAAAACAACTTGAACGAATTTTGCGAAAAAAATCCAGATTTTATTAAAAACTCTTACAATCGTACTAATATTTTTACTGAAGGTGGAGCATTACTTTTTCCGCCATTACTTTATAACAAGATACTAGAGCAATTGTTAGAAGTATCGCCAATAAGACAATTATCAATGGTACTTACAACAAGTCAACAGTCTGAAGTTAGCATGATATATGGAAAATATGACGACGATTTTGCAGATAATGTATGGGTTGGAGAAGGAGAAGAGGCATATAACGTAAAAAATACATTTGGAACACAAAAAATATTTTTGAAAAAGATGAAACCTCAAGTAGTTTTCACAGAAGAATTTATGCAAGATACCGTGCAGAATGTTGAAACAATATTGACTCAACAAATAACTAAACAACTGGAATTGGCAGAGGGAAGAGCATTTGTGAAAGGTAATGGCATCAAAATGCCATTCGGTATAAAAAACAACAGCAAAATAAATTCTTTGGATTCTATAACGACAAAGAATATTGAATATGGAGACATTTGCAGATTATTTGGCTCTTTAAAAACTGGATACAACGGAATATTCTATTTATCACGACAAACATTGACATACATAATGGAGAATATGGTTGATAATGAAGGTAGACCAATTTGGTTGGCTGGAAATATCAGCGCTGGTATTCCTAGCACGATTCTAGGAATACGATACATTGAATTGCCAGATCTAGATAAACCAGTAAAAGCAGGAGCAACATTTGAATTCAATGTTGGCGATGTTCCTATGCTGTTTGCAGATTTGAAACAAGGTTATATGGTGGTCGATAAGATAGGCGGTATGTATTACGAAAATAACAACACGTTGGTTAGCAGTGGAAAAAAAGGAATCATCGTCACAAAAAGAACAGGTGGTGACGTAATGCAGGGCGAAGCAATCACACAATTGAAAATAAGCTAAAAGAATAAAAAAAAGGAGAAAAAGAAAGATGAGAGACCAAGAAAGCGTAATTAAAAATATAGTAGCACAAAAAATAGTTGAACAGTCTGGAGATGCAACAGTTGTTGGAGAAGCAATAGATCGAACAGGATTCGAAAGCGTATCTTTTTTGATACAAGCAGGAACCGTCACAGCAGGATTGATGACACCAAAAATACAACATTCCGATAATGGAACTGATTGGACAGAGGTTGACGATGAATATTTGACAAAGCTAGAATCTGCTGTTGCAATAGACACAACAGATCAAGTAGAAAAAATAGGATATGTAGGAGAAAAAAGGTATTGCAGATTTGATGCTGTATTCACAGGAACAGCAGATATGACAATCAGTGTTCAATGCCTGCTTGGAAATTCAAACTACGAGCCTGTTGTTTAAAAATGGATTATAGTTTAAAAACAGACAATACAAATTTAGTGGTTAGCATAAGTGAAATCAAGCAGTACATGGCCGATGTCGATTTTGACGTGTCAGACGATGTTCTGCTTGAACAACTTATCAAAACCGCAACAATCTATGTTGAAAATTATTTGAGCAGAAGTTTTTTAACGAAAACATTTTTAATATATTGTTGTGAATTTATTAGTTCAATATCATTGTTAAAACATAAATTGATAAATATAGTAGAAATCAAATATTTACAAGACGGAAATTATTCAATTTTAGATCCAAATTTGTATGATTTTACAGATTCCGACTATACATTTCAAAAAATTTTTTTAAATGATACCATGTCATACATTTCAACAGATCGATCGCCAAAGGCTATTGTAATTGAAGCTCAATTTGGTTTTGGTCAAACCTCGGATAAAGTCCCAGAAGTATTTAAAAATATGATAAAGAGAATGGTTGCGTTTTTGTATAATAACAGAGGAGATTGTTTGGATCAAACAATCGATATAAATAACCCAGCAATGATCGGACTAAAAACTATGCTAGATCAACAAAAAATATTAAATTCAATATTATAAAGAGGTTTTATTATGAAAAGAGTAATTGTTATATCGGATTATCCTTTGTACAATTTGAAAAAAGGGCAAATTACGATTATTGAAGACAGAATATTTGCAAAACTATTGAGATATGGGGTGGTAAAATTGCAGTTGAATAATGGAACTCAAATTAACGGAGCAAGAAATATCAACGAAAAAGAAATAAAAGTAAAAATTGAAACCAAAAAAGAAAAAGAACAAAAAAAAGAAGAAGAACATATAAAAAAAGAAGAAGAATAAGAATAGATGGCAAAAAACAAATCTAATTATATATGTTTGGGTTCTTTCAATAAAATAATAGAAATTTTAGAGAGAAAAAGTAATTTTTCAAAAAATCCGTTGAACGAAGATTTTGAGTTTAAAAAAAAAGCAAAAGCAAACATTTCAACAGGTATATCAGCCGCATATCAAGAGAATGTTATATTTACAATACATTATTTTAAAGATTTCGAGTTAAACTTTAAATATTGGATAAGATATAAAAATATTTTATATAAAATAATTAACGTCGAGAACATTGGCTTAAATAATTCGTACTACAAAATAACAGCAACCACAAAAGGAGATGATACAATTGTATCAAACTACGCTTAAAATAACGCCAAAAACAAATAGTGTATTGTTGAATTTGTCAAATATGAAAAAGAATTCTGCAACAGCAATGTCGAAATCTTTTACAATTATAAGTAAGATGCTAGAAAAAACGGCAAAACTTGGAATCAAAAACCCACCAAAAACAGGACGAATATACATAATAAAAGGACAACGACACCAAGCATCAAAAAAAAGTGAATTCCCTGCTTATTTGAGTGGAGAATTGTATAATTCTATAAACAGTAAAAAATTTTCAAATAAGATAATTTTCGGAAGCACAAAAGACTATGGAAAATATTTAGAAAAAGGTAGAAAAGCAAGAAATGGAACATTTGTTGGGGCCAGGCCTTTTTTATTAAAAAGCATAATAAACACAAGAGCAAAACAAATTTTGGAAGTTGAAAAAAATTTCAAAAAATATGTAGAAAAAATATGAAAAATGAAGACATAATAAATACCCTGAATGAACGACTACCTTTTCTAACTGATTTTTTTAATAAGACACAAGAAATAGAATCGCTTTCTGCAATAAATGGGTTAGCAACAATTGTGCTTGCTAACGATAACACAGAATTGCAAACAGACGACTGGATAACAATTACAGGAGCCGAAACAGCAAACGCTATACTTGAATTGACGCAAACAGACGGAATTGCTACAGCAAAAACAACAGATATCCATGATTTGACGCAAACTTTTACAAAAACTATAAAGATATCCGGAGCAAACGAAACAGAATATAACGGAGAATTTGATCTTTTGACTGTTATTGACGGTTTTACTTTTACTTTTAAAATAGATAAAACAGCACCGGCAATCGCCACTGGATCACCAATTCTTCACGAAAATAATTATGGCGATTTTAACGGATTTTTTAAAATTACAAAAATTGATTCAAAAGCATTTACATACGATATTAAAAATTTAAAAAATATTACGAATATAAGCCAAGCGGTTTTGAATTATTGTTTTAGAATAACTGGAACAGCATCGATTGACAGAACCATATTATCATACACAGAACAGGCAGCTGAAAACTACTGCATATTCGTAAGAGTAAACAGCACAACAGCTAACAAAGACAAGAACGTACAACAAGACATCACGTACTATTATGATACATCAGAACAATATAGACAAAAGATAATTCAGAATGTAAACATATACGTAATAATTGGTTGCAATAATGAACTACTAGGCTATCAAGCAAGAGACAAGATGGAAGAAATTCGCAATGTCATTTTACAGTCAGTTTGCGGATTACCGTTTGATTCTTATTTGGGTAACAAATCATATTTAACCTACAAATTAGACGAAACAGCTTATTACGGAGATATTCAGGACTGGAAATCTAGCATATATGTGCATAATTTTGAATTTGAAACTTTGTTTGAAATCAATGATAACAATATTGCACCAATTGAAAAAACTGTTGCATTTAGAAAAATAAATGCTAACTATTATAAAGACGATATAAAAATAAAAGAGACAGATATTAATCTGCCTTAAAGGAGATAAAAAGGTGGCAAAACCAAATGTAATAATTACTAAATCCGCAGTACCAACAGTACTTGGACTCGGAGATAGAAAAGCACTTATTATTGGACAAATGTTGACTGGAACTGGTATAGCAGGAGTGATTCGTAAAGATATCAACAATAGAGGCGAAGAAGTATCGCTGTACGGAACAAACAGCATGCTAACAGCGATGATCCAAGCCTATAA